TCAGCCGTAGGAGGAATTACGTCATAAATAGGAACGTTCGAACCTCCGTAGGATATATTCCCATTGAGAGCCTGAAAATACGCCACCTGCAAAAGTTTTGATGGTAGATTCATAATTCGAGTATATAGAATTTCACGAAATAACTCTTTTGCGAGTTGTCGCCGTTCGTTAGTTTCAAAACATAATCGGTAGATTTCTTGAACTTCAATCTAATGTTTCCGGCTTCACCTGCAACTCCCAAACTCTTTTTGGCTTCATATTGCTCAACTTTATCTATTATAGTCCCACCGCTAATACTTGTCGGGTTTGTGTAAATATCGAATCCAGGAGTATCTGTACTTTGACGGTTTGCATTGTATATCGTAGAAAGAGCAGTTGTTCCGTCTGTTATTGTAGGTGCTTCAATTATTTCTTCTGTTGTACGTGCTGAATCTGTAACAATTCCATAAGACAAAAGGTAAATATCACCTCCGTTTGTTTTCATCTGTAAATAAGAAGAAGCGCCGTTGTTAATGGAAAGAGTTGCGAAGCCCACATAAATATCTCCTCTGTCAACTGCGATCTCTGGTTGAGCATAAAACCAGTCTGCCTCTGATACCGCCTGGAATCCGCTTGTAACTTGAAAACGTGGGTAATTGTTATTCATTTAAATATCTGTTTTAATTTGTTGATTAGATTTTTCCTCTCACCCTCAAAAGCAGGAATTAAAAATGGTTGCGCCGGAATCCCCTTTTTAGCAATACTCATTGAAATCGGAAATACCGCCTCTTCTGGTATTCCTTTTGCTTTTGCCCATTGTGCGATATTTCTTTGCAAATCAGCGAAGGTTCCACCTCTTATTCCCTTGTACTGTGAAGCGAATTTCGCATATCCTGACGGAACTCTGACCTTCGTCTTTGTACCAAACTCTACATAAGGAGCATAATTGACCTGCCCTTTTGCACCCGAACCTCCGGCTTTTATTACTGCCGTCAATGTAGAGGGTTCATAGGCAACATCAATACTGGCTCTCAAACGTCCTTCATTAACAGGAGTATTTAATTTCGCCTTTGCCTCTACGTTTCTTGCACTATATTGAATCTGCTCACCGATCTTTTGCCTTGCTTCATCGGATAGTTTATCAATTTTGCCAAGTGCCTTTTTAATTTCTGAATCTGAAATATAAGCCCGTGCCATTTACACCTCCCATGCCAATATCTCAAAGAACTGATTCTCGAAGTCTATTACCTGGACTGAATGGATATTAAAGAATCTCGTTCCATATTTAATCCGGTAGTCATTATCCGGTGTGGCGTTGAAATCGTCCGTGTAACGAATGATAAATCGGAACTGTTGATTTCCTGTCAACTGCTCGGCTTCGAGTCCCTCACGTCCCGATAATGGCTCGATATGCGACCATACCGCAGTTTCATCCTGCCAAGTGTTCGTCCACCCTCCCGCACCATCGGAACTCCGGCTCTGGTATTGCAGGGTGATCTTGTGTTTGAACCTACCTATATTTTTTGATCGAGTTCTCAAAGAATTATCTGTTTGTATTGATTGAGCAACATTTTAGAAGCATTTGGAAGTGCGAAGGCTGAACCTTCCACCAAGTCTTGTCTGTCCTCATAATTGCTTAACACCGCCTTATATAGAGCCAGTTGAATCAACTCTGGTACATTCGCCGCTCCATATCCCGCAGTCACGTCAACCTCTAATTGCTGATACCTAAACGATTCTGTTACGTTGAGTGTCTTAAAGTCTTGCCCTGTAACGAAATAGTCAGTATCTGCCGTGAGTGTAGTTTCTGTTCCGTCTAATTTAGTTCGTACTTCATCAACTGTTACGTGCGGTCCGTATGGCAACTGTATGGTATTTCCGTAGTGTTGGAACTCGAAAGTATATTCTTTTGTGCGTAATGTAATCCCTGCATATTTCTCTGCCATATCAATCATGGCTTCAATCAACATGGATAAGAGAGCATCGTCATCGCTTGTCGTGATTCTGCACCAATTCTTGACGTTTGCAAGAGTGATAATATCCCCTGCGGTTTCGCTTGTTGTCGTTTTGCTGAATCCAGTTGTGAATCCGTTGTCCCGAGTTGCAAGTAATGAGGAATACATTATTTGACCTTCATATTTTTATGTGAAACTTCATTCTCTTTTGCGAAGCCTTGTTTGATTAAGAAATCGGCAACCTCTTTTGGGAGTTGAGCAATCTCACCCTCAACCAACTTTAAAAAAGGAATGTCTGTCAGTATTTCGTAGTAATTCATTTCTGCTTTGTTAATTTGTCCAGGAACGATTCAAACTCTGCCAACTCTCTTTGTGATTGTTCGTATAACTGAACCGAACGTAATTTAACCTTTTCCTGCCATTCGGAGTAATTGGCATCTATCTCCTCAATGGCTTTCTTATGACCTTCCACATCATTAAACTTTACGAAGTATCCCGCATCGCCTAATGATTCTTTTAATCCAGGAGTCGGGTGCGCTATTACTGGTATTCCGCAACTCATTGCCTCAACTGCTACCCGTCCCCAACTCTCATACCGTGATGGCATGATAATTATGCGAGTTTTTTCGTATGCCTTACGAATATCGGGCATATTCTCTATTACTTTAACATTTTTAGGCTGATCTACTACTTGATTGCCATACGAACCTTTAACTCCCAAGAACTTTTCCTTCGGCATTGCCTCTGCAAGATGCTTTAAAGTATGCCCTCCCTTCATATCGTTTATGTTTACCAATGTAATATGTGAACCGGGCTTTTTGATCTTGTAATGCTCAATATCGCACGGAGGAGTCACGATCATATTTGGTTGATGCTTATGGACTTCATGAACTTCACCTTTTACATAGTTTGAGTTATATATGACTCCAATTTTCTTTCTTTTGACTCCGACTATTCCGTAAGGGTGAGTATTGTGGGCAATAAATACAAACGGCTTTTTATAGTCCCGTGCTAAATTCAAACCCATACCCGTAAGATTAAGATGTGACATAAAAATATCTGCCTTCCTTAAATCTTGCGGTATTATATTTGATACCACTTTGATTCCATTAAATTCTTTATCCTGCGTTCCTGCGCTAAAAACAGTTGCTTCGTGTCCTCTCTCCACTAAATACTTTAACATATCATGAAGCATCCATTCTGCACCCGAACCGTGTTCCGGGACAAAAGCGTGAACCGGGCAGTAAATTCTCATATCATTCCTGTATAATTGACTTGTTGGTTAAGTATATCCGAGTAATCGGGGTTCTGAATAAATAAAGATGGTGAGTAATAAAATGACTTATTAAATCCCTGAACCTTCCACAAAGCAACATCGACTGCCTCTTTATCTATCGGGCTTTGTAAGGCTCTCTCTGCTCCTTTTCGGCTCATAATATAGGCGTGAGTTGTTAAAACTCTCCTGGCAATCTTCCATATCTTATAATCGCCTTTATTAAATTCTTTGAATGTGGTTGCATTTGCTCCCAAATATAAAATATCGAAATCGTCCGGGAGTTCCCCTCTCCAATGTTTCACCATACGGGCATCGTCCTCCAACACCCCCAAAAGTTCTTCATCGGACTCTAAAAACTGTTCCCATAAAGTTTTGTGTGAGAGGTTGCATCCTTTTAGCCCTCTGGAATGGCTCCATCCTTCCATATCTGCCTCTGACGGCACGATCGCATCAAACCTGACGTAAGATATGCCTTTATCTCCGGCGTGATCTACAAACGATTGCCACCGATCTCCTCTATGTGCCAAGTTGATTACGTGAAATATCATGTCCATAAAATAAAAAAAGGGAACGAGCATTGCCCGTCCCCTCTTTAACCTAACCAACGAAAGGTTCTTTATCAGGCAGAACCGTTTGCAAGTGCAGCAGCGAAGGTTCCGTAGATGAATGCGCTCGGACGATAGATCGGCATTGCGATTCTCTCGGAAGCAACGACTGTGATTACGCCTTTGATAGCGTTGTCTTGATCTTGCTCATAGAAACGGATGCTGGACTGCTGACGGTCAAACAACTGCGCTCCCATTGCGAAGTCCCCAACGAGGAAGTCGCCTGTGGTAACGGCGGTGTTTGCGATCAACGGTACACC